TGGTTGACTTCAGTAAAGAACAGCGTAAAGCCAGTCAAGTAATGAAGGACTTTACTAGTGTACTAGGAGGCCCAATTGCAGGATTAGGCAAAATGGCAAGTGCATTGATTGGTGTTTTAGATGACAATCAAAAAGCATTTAACAGTTTGTCATCGTCAGGAATATATGCAGGAAAACAGTTCAATCAATTAAGTGCAGACGCGGCCGCATTGGGCATTGACCTAGGTAAATTTACAGGTAACTTACAGAGTGCCGGCGGGGATATTGCACGTTTAGGCGGTGCTGGCGGATTAGCATATGTTATTGACCAATCAAGAAGAGCATTTGACGAGAATGCAGAATCTTTAGCAATGTTTGGATATAACTTTGAGGAAACTAATGAAAAGTTTATGAGTTTCCTAAATCAAAATTCATTGGCTATGAGAATGTATGGCAAAGAAAATGTTAACCTTACCAGAGGTGCAAAAGATTACAGTGTATTCCTAAGACGTCTAGCAGAACTAACTGGGGATCAAGTTGACGAAGCAGAAGATCAAATTAAAAAAGCCAGAGCAAATAATATTTTTAATGTGTTTATGCAAACTATTAAGGATCCACAAACGAGAGCAAAGTATGATAAAATTGTAGCAACATACGGACAAATGTATGGCGAACAAGGACGTGAATACGCAATGAGTGTAATTGCAGGTTTCCAACCAATGACCAAAGGCGCACAACAGATAGGTGCTATGGTACAAGGCTTAGACAGTGATCTTAGAAAGCACAAGCAGTTTGCTAGTGACAGTGCCCAGACTACAGAAGATTTTTCTAAAAATATGTTTGGTGATGTAGTAAGCAGAACACGTCAACTATCAGATCAGTTTGGTGGTGGTATGACACAGACTGCATTGGCGGCATCGATGAGTGGAAGCGAACTAGACGGAGCCTTTCAATCCATATATGGCGCTATATTAAAAGGTACAAAATCACAAGAAGAAATTGATGCTATGTTTGCAGAACGAGTTGGTGATGAAGAAGGAAACTTGAAACAGATGGCAGAGATTAACAAGAAAATACAAGAGTTAAGATTAGCAGTTGCAGAGGAACTTGCATTCTTATTATCAAACAGTGAAACAATGAATCAGGTTATGACCGATTTCAGCACTGTCATGGGTGTCTTTAAAGCGAGTGTAGAAGGATTTTTATCAGAAGGTGGAACTACTCTAGAGCAACAATCCGAAGGAAAATCAAAAAAATCAGAGTCAGATCAAAATAAACCAGGGTTAGGAATAACAGACGAAGACAGTGTAGTAACGTCAACACTTAAAGTTATTGCTTCTTACTTGATGGACATCAAGGCTAATACCGCCACAATGATGGGTGTTGAGGATATGGGTCTTACAAAACCAGATGTTAATACCATGATAAGAGACCTAGCAACAAACCCGGAAGCATTTAATAGCAATGAAAAATTATTAAAATTAATGCAAAGTTATCAAGACCAAGGACTTGCTGAATCTCCTGAAGCGGCACAGAAAATGATAGTTGAATCTTTGAAATTGTTTATTGAGAAACAGTATCCAACCGATGCTCAAAGCGGTCTGCTAGGCACCCTAACAAAAAATCAAGATAAGATTAAATTATATAACAAAGGAACACTCGGACATGGCAGTTTATTTGGAAACTTTGGTGCCGGACAACTTGCAATGCTACACGGTGAAGAAGCAGTTATTCCAAAAAATTCTCCAATTGGAGGAATGTTATCAATGATGCAAGGAGATTTAGGTAGTCTAAAAGACTCTGCATTTAAAGACGGTAAAATGAATATTGGCGGAATGATCGAGTCTGCTACTAAAATGGGTGCCAAGTATGACTCCTATGCAAAAGAAAATTCAAGTGCAATAAACGAGCAAGGTCGAGGAATGGTAAAATCTATGACCGGAATGAGTGACGAACAACTTGACAAGATGTCACAATCTAGTGTACAATCAAATACTAGTACAAGTTCTGCTCCTGCGGTAAATAGTATGGGCGGCGGTAAATTAGACGAACTAATTAGAATTAATAAACAAATGTTAACCGAATTGAGGAATATGTAATGAGTTGGAAGAGATACTTTTCAGAATACAAACCAAAAGACACTTCCGGTGAGACTAGTCCTATTCCAGGTACTGGTGCAGGTCCTGCACGTACAAACTATTCATCATTTTTACCAGAAGTTTACACAGGTCATCCAAATAGAATTGAAAGATACAGTCAATATGATACTATGGACATGGATAGTGAAGTAAATGCGGCACTAGACATACTTGCTGAGTTTTGTTCACAAAAGAATCAAGAAAATAATACACCTTTCCAAGTACATTACAAAAAACAAAGTACTAATTCAGAAACTAAAGTACTAAAACAATATTTGCAACAATGGTGCGACATTAACAATTTTGAAAGACGTATTTTTAAAATTGTACGTAATGTATTCAAGTATGGTGATTGTTTCTTTGTAAGAGATCCAGAAACATATAAATGGATGCATGTTGATTCTGCTAAACTAGAAAAAATTATTGTTAATGAAAGTTCAGGAAAAGAACCTGAACAATATGTTATAAGAGATATTAATCCTAACTTTCAAAATTTATCAGTTACACAAATAGATGCTAAAAGCACGTCAGGTCAAGTAGACTATACGACCAGTGGCGGCGCTCTAGGACGTGGTTATGTTGGCGGAGCAAACAGTGGCTCAGGAACAAGATTTGAAAATGGTCTTAATCAATATGCTATTGATGCAAATCATTTTGTACATTTAAGTTTAAGTGAAGGGCTAGATAGGAATTTTCCTTTTGGTAACTCACTATTAGAAAGTGTATTCAAAGTTTACAAACAAAAAGAACTATTAGAAGACGCAATCATTATTTACAGAGTACAAAGAGCACCTGAAAGACGTGTGTTCTATATTGATGTAGGTAACATGCCAACACACCTTGCAATGGGTTTTGTTGAAAGAGTTAAAAATGAAATACATCAAAGACGTATTCCAAGTAGCACAGGCGGCGGCACTAATGTTATCGATGCTAGTTTTAATCCATTATCAATAAATGAAGATTACTTCTTTCCACAAACAGCAGAAGGACGTGGATCTAAAGTTGAAACATTACCAGGCGGTACTAACCTAGGTGAGATTGATGATTTAAAATTCTTTACTAACAAATTATTCCGTGGGTTACGTATTCCAAGTTCATACTTACCAACAGGTGCAGACGACAGTGCGGCACAATACAATGATGGTAGAGTAGGCACAGCATACATTCAAGAATTAAGATTTAACAAATATTGTGAAAGACTGCAAAGTTTAATAGCACATATATTTGATAGAGAATTTAAAATGTATCTTAACGTTAAAGGCGTTAACATTGACAATGATCTTTTTGATTTAGAGTTTCAAGTACCACAAAACTTTGCAAGTTATAGACAAAGTGAAATGGATAATGCTCGTGTTAATACATTTGCATCATTACAAGAGATTCCGTATATGAGTAAACGTTTTGCACTTAAACGTTTCCTAGGCCTAACAGCAGAAGAACTAGCAGAAAACGAAACAATGTGGCGTGAAGAAAATACACAAGAAAATATTAATAATCCATCAGCAGGTGTTGAGATGCGTGGAGCAGGAGTAACACCGGGAGGAATGCAAGGCGACTTAGATAATCTCGGCGATGCAACTCCAGATGCTGACAGTCCACCACCGGCAGACGAAGGTGGAGATACAGAACCAGGCGGCGCTGGAGGCGGCGGCGCAACACCACCGGCTGATACAGGCGGATTATAAGGTAAATAAAAACATGCTATTGAATGAATTTTTCTATTTTGATAAAGACGGACAAAGTTTTGGACATGACAATCGTTATGATGCCAAGCGAGACATTTCTGTTGTTAAACAAGATGACACAAGAAAAACTAGATTAACACTAGGACAGATTAGTACAATTCGTAAAACAGCAGAGGCTAGAGAATTAGAACAAGCCAAAGACCTTGAATTTGTAAAACAAATGTACGGTCAACCACCAGCGGATCAGGCTGGAACACTTTAATATTAAACTTCTGTAAATAACAACATGCGTAGAATCGGGTATGTATTAGGTAACGGAACCTCTAGAAAAAAATTTAATCTTTCTGAATTGAAAGATAAAGAAATAGTTTATGCCTGTAATGCTGTATATCGAGAATTTCTTCCCAACAAATTAATAGCAGTTGATCCTAAAATGGTTCACGAGATAGTCAATGCTAGAGCACACTATGAAACAGAAGTGTGGACAAACTATAACAAAGCATATGAAAAATACGCAGGACTAAACTACTTTCAGCCTAGTAAAGGATGGAGTAGTGGTCCAACTGCATTATTAAGAGCCTGCTTAGATGGTTGCCAAACAATGTATATTATAGGATTTGACTTCGTAGGATTAGAGGGAGGACGTAAAGTAAACAACATATATGCAGGTACACCTAACTATAAAGGCGCACACGAGCCAGCAACTTACTACGGAAACTGGTTAAGACAAACAGAAACTATCATTAGAGACCATTCAGACCGCGAATTTATTCGAGTTATTACTAAAAAATGCTATAATCCTAATAACTTTAGTGCATTGAATAACTACAAAACTGTCACTTATGATGTTTTTAAAGAACATCTGCATAAGTAACATTATAAAAAACCTAGATTTTACCACCATTTCAACCGGTAAAACTGGTTTTTTTGTAAATATATTATGACAGCCTTGCCAATTAACAAAAAATGAAGGAGAAATAAGATGTCTGACACAACAAAGTTTGAACAATTATTAGATCTTCTTGTAAACGAGGAAAAAGATAAAGCAGAATCTTTATTCCATGATATCGTTGTAGAGAAGTCAAAAGAAATTTATCAAGGATTAATTGAATCCGATGAATCAGAAAAAGAAGATGAAGTTGAAGAAACTTCTAAAAAAGACGAAGACGAAGCAGTAGAAGAAGCATCAAAAAAAGATGATGAAGAAACTACAGAATCGTTTGATGATGAATCAGTAGAAGAAGTTGGTGGCGACGCCGCTGACGCAATGGTTTCAGATATCGAAGCAGATGACGCACCAGCAGGTGACATGGACTTCGATAAAGATGGTGAAATGGATGATCATGAAGAAAACCATGATGACATTGAATCCAAAATTGTTGACCTAGAAGATGCTTTAGATGAACTGAAAAGTGAATTTGAAACTATGATGGGCGACAAAGAAGGCGGAGAAGAAGGCGAGCCAGAAATGGATATGCCAGCCGCTGATGAAGAAGAATCAGAAGAGTCCGAAGATGAATCAATGGAAGCACCGTTTGAAGCAAAAGAAGAAGATGGTGAAGAAGTTGAAGAAGGAGCAAAAGAAGAAAAATCCGTTGGCGAAACTATGCGTGAATACGTTGAAAAAGTTTCTGCTCCATCGAATTCAGAAGGATCTGATAACACTGCGAGTCCAGTAGCATCGAAAGGTGGCAAAGACTCAGGTGCAGATGGTAAAAACATTGCACAAAACAGTGAAGAAAAGGGCGGTAGTGCCGTTAAAGCCAAGGACATGGGAAAATCTTTCGAGAATGAACCAGGTTCAAAAGCAGGCGACACTTTTAAGAAAGCATCTGTAAAAAAGACTGCTGAATAATAGTTAAGGAGTAACCAATATGGCTTACTTACGTGAGAATTTGACATTTGACCAAGCACAGGTCACCCTAGAGTCGCAAGGAGAAGGAGACCATAAAAGTCTTTATCTCAAAGGCATCTGTATTCAGGGTGGTGTGAAAAACGCTAATCAGCGTGTTTACCCTGTTTCCGAAATAGGCAACGCTGTTAAGACTCTAAAAGATCAAATCTCAGGCGGTTATTCAGTTCTAGGTGAAGTTGATCACCCAGATGATCTAAAAGTAAACTTGGACCGTGTGTCCCACATGATTACCGATGTGTGGATGGACGGTCCTAACGGTTTTGGCAAGATGAAAATTTTGCCAACTCCAATGGGTAAACTAGTTGAAACAATGCTTGATGCAAAAGTTAAACTAGGCGTATCCAGTAGGGGTAGTGGAAATGTTAGCGAATCCAATGGTGAAGTTAGCGATTTCGAAATTATCACAGTAGACGTGGTAGCACAACCTAGTGCCCCTGGCGCTTACCCAACACCAATTTATGAACACCTTATGAATACAACGGGTGGACATAGAGCGATGTTGACAGCATCAGAGGTACAACAAGATACTAGAGCACAAAAGTATCTACAAGAAGCAATGCTCCGAGTCATTAACGGCTTGGATGTAAAATAGGAGAAACACGATGAGTGATGTTTTTAATAAACTTTTTGAAACAGGAATTATTAGTGAAGAGGTAAAAACTCAAATTACTAGTGCCTGGGACTCAAAGGTAAAAGAACACCGTGATAGTGTTACTGCAGAACTTCGTGAAGAGTTTGCGAATCGCTACGAGCATGATAAGACTAACATGGTTGAAGCAATTGATCGCATGGTTTCCGAGCGTTTAGAATCAGAAGTTGCTGAATTTGCTGAAGATAAGAAATCACTTGCGGAAGCAAGAGTTGCTTATAAGAAGAAAGTTACAGAACATTCTGAAAAGTTGCAAGAGTTCACACTTAAACAACTTACTAAAGAAATTGCAGAGTTAAACGAAGACCGTAAAAAAGTCTCTGAAAACTTTGCAAAACTCGAAGACTTTGTTGTCAAATCCCTTGCAAAGGAAATTAACGAGTTTGCAGAAGACAAAAACGATCTTGCAGAAACCAAGGTAAAACTTGTAAAAGAAGCAAAATCAAAATTCAACGAACTTAAGAGCAAGTTTGTTGAAAAGTCCGCTAAAGTGGTTGAATCTGCTGTTAACGAAAAGTTAGCAAAAGAAATCAAACAACTCAAAGAAGATATCACGGCTTCTAGAGAAAACCATTTTGGTAGAAAAATATTCGAAGCATTTTCCAATGAATATGGTTCATCTTACTTAAATGAGAAATCAGAAACTGCAAAGTTAATGACTCTTGTTAACAAGAAAGATGAAGAGTTGGCTGAGGCTAAGAAAGCAATCACAGAGAAGACTAATCTTGTTGAGTCTAAGGAAGCAGAAATTTCTAAAGCCAAAGACGAAGCAGAAAGAGTTGCAGTGATGAATGAGTTGCTATCTCCATTAGGTTCTGATAAGAAAGAAATCATGTCAGAATTGTTGGAGTCAGTGCAAACTAAGAAATTGCACACAGCATTTGATAAGTATCTACCGGCAGTAATGGAAGACAAGGCACCTAGAGTTAAGAAGGCATTAAATGAAGGCGTAGAAATAACAGGCAATAAAGAAAATACAATTAAGGAAGATACTGATTCAAACTTAATTGAACTCCGCAGATTAGCGGGATTAAACTAAAAAGGAGAGACAAAAAATGTCAGAAAATATCAACCATAACTGGCAAGAAACCAAAGAAGCACTTCTTGAAGGTCTTAACGGATCTAAGAAAGGTGTTATGGACGTCACTCTCGAGAACACTCGTAAGTATCTCGCTGAGGCGGCAACCGCTGGTGCAACATCCGCAGGGAACGTTGCAACACTTAACCGTGTAATTCTTCCAGTAATCAGACGTGTTATGCCAACTACAATCGCAAATGAGATTGTTGGTGTACAACCAATGACTGGACCTGTAGCACAGATCCATACATTACGTGTCCGTTATTCGGATACAGCAGACACAGCAACAGCAGGCGAAGAAGCACTTTCTCCGTTCAAAATTGCTGAAGGTTACTCAGGTAACGCAACTACTAATAAAGCAGATGGAACTGCTACATTAGAGGGTACACCTGGTAATAAATTGTCAATTCAAATCTTAAAACAAGCAGTAGAAGCGAAAACTCGTAAACTATCTGCACGTTGGACATTTGAAGCGGCACAAGATGCACAAGCACAACAAGGCATCGACGTAGAGGCTGAAATCATGGCGGCATTAGCACAAGAAATTACTGCTGAAATCGACCAAGAGATCATCCAATCACTTCGTTCATTAGCATCAGTTGAAGAAACTTACAACCAAGCAGGTGTAAGTGGTACAGCAACTTTCGTTGGTGACGAACATGCGGCGTTAGCAGTTCTAATTAACAGAACTTCTAACAAGATCGCTCAGCGTACACGTAGAGGCGCAGGTAACTTTGCAGTGGTTTCAAACCAAGCATTGACTATCCTACAGTCTGCTACAACTTCAGCGTTTGCAAGAACAACTGAAGGTACTTTTGAAGGACCAACAAATACTAAATTTGTAGGTACTTTAAATAACTCAATGAGAGTATACGTTGACGCATACTTGGCTGATTCAGGTCAAGACGACAATCAAGTGTTAGTTGGATATAAAGGTTCATCTGAAGCAGACGCGGCGGCATTCTATTGCCCATACATTCCGTTAATGTCTTCTGGTGTTGTACTTGATCCAGGTACATTTGAGCCAGTTGTTTCTTTCATGACTAGATATGGTTATGTAGAATTAACAAACACTGCATCGTCACTTGGTAACGCGGCTGACTACTTAGGCAAAGTATCTATTACTTCTGCTAACGTGTCATTCAGTTAATCACTAAGATTACGTAGTTCAAATAGGGCGGCTTTGGTCGCCCTATTTTTTTGGCTGATGTATCTCCATAAATACACAGTAATGAATGAAATAAAAACATCTTTGGATTGGCACGATATTGAAAAGGAACTTAGGAAGTTAGGAAAGACTGCACCTGAATTTAGATTTAATATTATAAAATTTTGTGCAGGTATAAACACAGAGATTCGTAAACTTTCTGATATTGAAATAGACATAAGAAGACGACCAAGTGATATGCTGTTAGTAAAACACAAAGACCAAGCAAACAAAATTAATCAAGCAATAAAACTTTTCTCACAAACGCATCTGTTACACCTCTTTTCAAGGGTAGACTAAATACTATTGTCAATTTAGGCGCCACAATTTGTGGACTTATGCAGATATCCACTGCGTAGACCCTAGAACGGCATTGATTAAACAAAAGGAGAAAATCATGGGAAGACCACTTAATAAAAGACTGTTTACAACAGCGGCTGGCGGTGCAACTGCTGGTGCAAATGAAATCAAAGTTAACTTTCACAATGGAACAGGTGTTGTAGAAGGTACTATTGTCAGACAAAAAGGATCTAAAAAATTCGTAGTTGCTGAAACTGGTGCCACTGACACTGAGGTTACTTGTACGTTAAAAACTGGCGTATTACCGGCGGCTTTAAGTGCTGGCGAAATGTCAATTTCAGTACAAGGTTCTGATTCAGAAACTTACGGTGTAAGTAAAATTTCAGGACGTACTTTAACAGTAGCAAAACCAAGTGCAACAGGATCAAATGCATTAGATGGAACAAAACTTGCATGGGATTTTGCGGCGGC